GCGTTGGATCTCACGAGCGCAGAGCACTCTGGTCTTCTGCTTGTACGCCAGCATGATCAGCAGCTGCGCGATTGCCCAGGACTTGCCTGAACCACGGCCACCGTAGGCGATCTTGTAACGCTTCGGCGACAGGAATGGCTCGAAGTCTTCAGTGATCTGAATCTTTAGCGCGGTCAATGGCTGTCCCTCGCCTTTGCGATTTGCGTAAGTTGCATCCCACATGCTTCGCACCTGATCTGAATTACTCTGATCGGCCATGTGCTCGATCCCCATCCAGCTGCACCAGCCTTGGTGATCACGTCATGTTCGAGTGTCTTGGTCATTCCGCCGCATTTGCACTGCACGTTTTTTCTCCATTTCTATTCTGATCTTGGCATTTTTACGCCTGGTTTCTTGTGACCACTTCATGCTCACTTGCGAACGATCTCCACGTTGATCAGCGTCGGCATCGGATTATCAGGATCATTGCTCACCACCTGCTTGTCCAGACCGAACAGCCTGGCCTTGAGGTTGAGCGCTGCGACTGCAGCTGATGGCTGGCCCAATTCCCTGGCTAGAGCACGATCCTCATCTGCTTCTTTCGCAATGCTTTCGGCCGTTACTTCGTACTTGCGTTCAATCCTTTGCTGTAATTCTTGAATCCTTGTAGCGACCTTGGAGTTGACCATGAGGTCGTGCGCAGCCCTGTGGATCGTGTCGATTTTCATGGATTCTGCGTTGTAATTCCGTCGATACGCCTCGGAAGCGGACCCGGTCAGGATGTAGTCCTGGGCGAACCCTTCCTGCTTAGGCGTCAGTTTGTGGACCTGCTTTTTTTTCGGTTTCTGCTCGGACATAGTTGCATTCCTGGATGAGTAAATCGATCTCGTGCTGCAGTTCTCTCGAAGCCATTTGCGCCCGAAGGAACGTGAGCTTGCGAGTCATGCAGCTGATTTTCTGCTTGATGCGTTCAAAGGGATTCAATTTCCACCTCCACCTTACCTGGTGATTCTTGTGACCCTAGTGTGCCGGAGACTTTCCGGAACCTGGAGTCATCGATTTTTAGTGCATCAGCGACACCATCGAGCCCTGCTTTCATCTGAGCGATCAGGTTATCGATGTCGCGCTTGCGGTTTGTTTTCGGGTGAAACGTCAGCGTGAGCTGAAGCTCTCCCTTGGGTACAGATTGCGCCTTCGAATGCAGCTGAACCATCGTTGCGACGTGGCAGTTGCGTCGATAGTTGCGGACCGCGCGCATTTTCACCGCCCAATGTTTGCGGCAGTTCGGATGCGTTTCGGCCGGCGGCCAGGGCAAACTAATCTTCATTGGTTTCTTCGGTCTTCTTCGGTCGTCCGGCCTTCTTGATGGCTGGTGCTTGTTTCGGTTGATCCGGCCAGGGTTGGCGCGGGATTCCGGTCATCATCTCGATGCGCTCGATGCGGTCAATAATTTCCTTGAACAGTCTATCGATTGTCATGTCTGTGCTCCTTCAGTTGCAGTGTATGTTCGACGTGTTTTTTCACCATCTCACGAATTTCGGTCGGCACCCTCGCGTATGCGGCATCGTGAAGCCGCCTGGGAAGCCCCAGGATCGACGATGCGTACCATCTTGGGGCCTTACCACCTGGCCAGCGATTCATCGCCTTACAAGCCGTCTCAGAGCGTCCAAGGATTTCTTGGCGAGCTCAGGGTCAGCAGGCTTCGGAGGTGGTGCCGGCAGGAAGTGTTTGTGCGCTGGATCGTTACCGCCCTGGCACATGGCCACAAACTCCGGCAACGATGGCGGCCACTTGGCGCTGGACTTGGTCAGCTGCTCGATCGCCTGGCCGATCCGGTTGACATCGACGCCAGCCAAAGCGCGCGCCCATTCGTCAATCGTGAGCATCATCATTTCCTCGTCGTGCGTCAGCTGCACACCAAAGCTCGGAAACATCGCCTTGAACCTGGCCAGCACGCGAGCGGCTACCTTGCGATCTCTTTCAGCAGATCCAGGCCGGCTTGTCTGGGTTTGTTGCTGGAGCTTTTGGAGCGCTCGCGCTGGGTCTTCTCCCAGGTGCGTACCGACGCTTGCCAATTCTTCATGCTGTTTCTTCCGACTTTCCATCCGTTCGCCTCGTAGTGGTCGATGAATTCTTGCGGGTCGATTCCGTTGTTGCGATCCCTGCAGTAGTCAGCGACCTGCTGCAACGTCGGTCTCTGAAATTTCTTTTCAGATTCCGTAGGAATCTTTTTCTTTACATTGGTAATGGTATTGGTCTTGGTTGGTTGCACGTTCGTTGAACGTCCGTTCAACCGTCGTTCAGCTGATATTTTCCCAGCCTTCGATGCTTGTAAGCACTTGTTTTGATAGCGTTTTATTTCTTCGTCTGCGCGACGGTTTACCCAGCCAAGTTCGTCATCGTGCTCGAAAAATTCGTTGAGTATTGCTTCGACTGTGTCCTCCGTACCGCGTGCGTTGATCAATCGTGCAATGTCTGTTGAACGTCCGTTCAACGGTCGTTCGTGCAGGTAATACTGGTCCAACATCCGCCGATAAATTGCTTCTTCTTCCAGGGTCAAATGCCGGGTATGTGACATCCAATCACCGATGTGGAATGAATAAAAATTCATGCGCCCTCCCGACTATTCGACAGGGTATAAGTCAGCGCGCAAATCGTGCCTGGACACCTGACCGCGAGTCAGTTTTTCCAGACGCAAGACATGATGCGCTGCGATCGGTTTGATGTTGTAAGCCCAGATTTTTACCAGGGATGGATGAACAGATAGCTTGCCGGCTAGGTCGCGCCAGAGCTGATCCAGGGAAGGCGTTTCGCCAGCTGCTTTCTGCTGCCGGCCGTATTCGATCAACGTCATTCTGGTCTCCGTTTTTGTCAGTTGATTCCGCGGAGGTTATCCTTTCCCGATGCTGGAGTCAAATAACTTTCTTATCCTTTCTGAAGATCAGCAAGAAGCCGTGATCGAGCGCGCTGCCATCATGGAATTCGATGGCGAGCTCACCAGGGAAGACGCCGAACGCCTGGCGCTCGAAGCTGTTACAGAGTGAAATAATTTTTTTGCGTTTGGGGTTGATTGGGTGTTGACAGGATAATTCCGTTATCCGATACTTCACCTGTCCCTTGTTTGTTGGGACGCCAAAAAGGAGACCGACATGACCAAAGACGAAGCCAACAAATTCCTTCAAAACCTCCCTTACGAGGCGGTTCAGATCTATGACGCGATTTGGACTGGACCAGACTTGTTCGCTGTGACCGACAAGCTCGACAAGCTGGCCAAGGATGCGGCCGCTGCTTCCAAAGCCATTAAGCAGCTCAAGATCTACAAGCCGGCAGCATAAGGAGACCATCATGGAAAACTATGAATTCATCGCAGGCCCCATCACTTTCGTCGCCAAGGCAGGTTCGCCTGACCAGGCGCTCCAGAAGGCAATGGACAACCCCCTGGTGAAAGCTGAGATCAACGCAGCGTTCCCTGGGTCCTGGTTCCCGACCCCCAAGGTCAACACCTTCAAGTGGGTCGAAGGCGACTACTTCAACTAAGGAGACCATTATGGGTTTAAGAGTTTCAATTTATCGCGATTCCGGTAGCGACTACGACTGCACGAATGGCGGCATCAGTTCCAAGTTCACTGAATTGACGTTGGTCAACGTGCCTGGACCGTTCGACCCGACGCCAGACGCGCCAGCTGCAATTTTGGAAGCTGTAGACAAGGGCAGCGCCAGGATTGTGCCGGTCTTCCAGCCAGAAGGCACGCTCGGTCCGATGTTCGGCGGAAACTACGCAGCCAGCAGTGACAGTCGATTCCGTAAGGCAGCCGGCATCTACGGTGCGGTCGCCATTCACGACCGTTTCGAGACCTGGGAAATGTACGAAATGTTGAGCCAGTAAGGAGACCGACATGATTGGACAAAAGATCATTGGGAATTGGGGCGCGATGTTCCCCTACAGCTACGGCACCGTGGTCAGCTATGACCAGAAAACTTTGGAGTTCGTTGTTGCCTGGGACGAGACTGACCAGGACTGCGCTCCGGTCAAAGGGTTTTACAAGGTGGGCGACCTGATGTTCGGGACGCCTGGAAAGATTGGAATTTACTTAGACGAGAAATGAAATGATCACTCGCACCGACATTGCTAGGAGTACGCGAGATCTTGGACCGGACAGCTGGATCGCCGATTCGTTCGACGATGGTGATCCAGGGTTCACTCTGTTGGACAGTTTGATCCGGAGCTCATTGTTCCAGGGTTCAGACAAAGGATTGCCTGGTAACGCTAATGCCTGGTACCTAAATTATTTGATGAATCAAAACACTTGACAGGCTAACGCAGTTAGCCGATACTGATCCTGCCTGGTGTTGGACCAGGCAACCAAACTGGGAGACCAAACTATGGACATTATGAAAAACATCGATTCGACCGCTATCAATGTCACTCGTGACATCTACAACAAACTTCAAGCACGCAACACCTTCAAGCTGAATGATGACCAGGTCTTGATCGTCGATACGTTCAAGTCTGGCAAGCAGATCGCCAGCTACGCCCAGGTCGTTTACCCGACTGACAGCGGATTCACTTTCACGTTTCCCCAGGATTACATGAAGACCGTAATCAGGAAGCCAGGTCGTGCGACTGCTAAGGCGATCGCCGACCAGCAGAAAGATGCGCTCGACATGATCGACCAGATCAAGATCGACGCCATGGCCTTTTACGTTGCCCAGGATTACCAGGACAAGTACGCAGTCTAATGACCACTGACATCAACACTGTCTTCGACTTCATTAGCGATGCCCACGCTGGGCAGACCTACGGCTTGCTGCCGTACTCTGTCCACGCCTATTCGGTCGCATTGACCGCAGGCGTTGGGGCCGTCGCTAGTGGGGCAGACATCAACTTTGCGATGACTGTCGGCGCGTTGCACGATGTCCTCGAAGATACCGACGTGAGCTTTGATCAGCTGCGTGCGGTCTTCGGGCTCGATGTTGCGGCCGCGGTCAAAGCGCTTTCGAAGGACCCAAGACTGAACAAGAGTGATCAGATGGATAGGGTCCTGCAGAACGTAGCCCTGGAACCGCGTGAAGTCGCCATCGTCAAGATGGCCGACCGTTACGAAAACCTGCAAACAATCCCGACCGACTGGTCCGCTGCGCGTGCTTTGGCCTACGCATTGGAAGCCAGGAAGATCGCGGATGCGCTTGGTGGTGCCAGTGATTACATGTACGTCAAGCTGTGCAAACAGATCGACGTGTACCAAAAGATGATTGTTGACCGTGACGCATAATCGGATACAATCGTTATTCAAAACAAAAGGAGACCAACATGGTAAAAGATATTCTCGACTTCATTGCTTATGTCCTGGCTGGTGCGCTGGTCCTCAGTGCTCCATTCATCGGGGTCATGTTGTCATGAATCACCAGGAATGGCTGGATGCTCGCCGCAAGGGCATTGGTGGTTCAGACGCAGGCGCAATCCTGGGCGTGAACAAATACAAAACTCCGCTCGACGTGTACTTGGACAAGACTGGCCAGGCACCGGACATCGAAGACAACGATGCCATGTATTGGGGCCGCGCCCTGGAAGACATCGTTGCCTATGAGTATGCAAAACGCACTGGCAAAAAGGTCCGCCGCAACAATGCGATCCTGGTACATCCGGAACACAAGTTCATGCTGGCCAACCTGGATCGCGAGATCGTCGGCGAGCCTGGCATCCTGGAGATCAAGACCGCTGCGCGTGCTGATGATTGGGGTGAGCCTGGTTCAGATGAAGTTCCGGAATCGTACCTGGCCCAGGTCATGCACTACATGGCCGTGACCGGCGCGCAGTTCGCAGACATTGCAGTGCTCATCGCTGGCCGCAAGTTCCAGACCTACACGATCCAACGCGACGACCAGCTGATCGAGCACATGATCGATGTCGAGCGCGATTTCTGGGAGAACAATGTTTATCGCCTGGTGCCACCAGATGCGAAAACAATGGCAGATCTTAACAATCGCTGGCGTGTCGATAGCGGCGCAGCCCTGGTCGCTAGTGTCGAGCTGCACCAGAAGATCAAGTTTCTACAGGCATTGCGTGACAAGGAAAAACAAATCCAGGAAGAACGCAAAGAGCTGGAGTTCATGATCAAAGAAGAAATGGCAGAAATGTCAGAGATTCTGGATGACCAGGGCAACCGCCTTGTCACCTGGAAAGCCCGGCAGTCTAAGCGCTTCGATACCAAGAAGTTCCGCGAAAACCATGCCGATTTAGCCGACCAATACACGGTCGAATCAACCAGCAGAACATTCCTGCTGAAATAGGAGACAGTCATGTCAGAGAAAAAATCCCTCCTGGCCACGATGGCCAACAAGTATGAAATGGAGCCGGCCGCGTTTGCCAATACGTTGAAGGCAACCGTCATGCCAGGCAATGTCAGCAATGAACAGTTCGCTGGCTTCCTGATGGTGGCCAAGGAATACGACCTGAACCCGCTGACCAAAGAGATCTACGCATTCCCTAGCAAGGGCGGCATTCAACCGATTGTGTCGATCGATGGCTGGATGAAAATGATCAATAGTCACCCAGACTTCGATGGCCTGGAGTTCAGCGACATCCTGGACAATGGCAAGCTAGTGGCCATCACCGCGCGCATGTATCGCAAGGACCGCGCGCACCCAGTTGAGGTGACTGAGTACATGTCTGAGTGCCGTCGTGAGACGCCGACCTGGAAGCAATGGCCGGCACGCATGCTGCGCCACAAGGCAGCGATCCAGGCCGCGCGTTATGCTTTCGGATTCTCCGGCATCTACGATCCAGACGAAGCTGCCCGCATGCAGCAGGGATCGGTCAAAGCTGAAGTGATCAACGATTCCCAGGAAAGAGGGGTCGCCGGCATGAAGGCGAAACTGATCAAAGAACAGGACGACGTGATCGATGTCGAGACTGGTGAGATCGTCCAGGAGGTAGAGCATGTTGAAGACCAATAATGATCGCGTGCTCTCCAAGCTCCAGAGAAACAAGAACAAGGGAATCACGCATTGGGATTTCCCATCCGGATTTGCATTGCGCTCCAGGATCGCAGAGCTGCGTAGTCGTGGCTATCAGATTCTGACAAGCCTGGAGAAGAATGCAGACAACAAGGGCAGACACGCCCGCTACTTTTTAATGAAGGAAGGATAATGGGAACGCGAGTAATTTATGACCTGGTAGTCAAAGTCGGAACCTATGTCAAAGATGGCCAGGAAAAACCGCGCTGGGCGCCAGTTGGAAAGATCATGGAAAAGGATGACGGCGGTCGCTTTATCCTGATGAACAAATACTTCAACCCAGCTGGCGTACCGGACCCGGACAATCGTGACAGCATTCTAGTCTCGATGTTCGAAGCTGGCGGCGAACAGCAGGCTGCACCGCCACCGCGCCAGGACGCACACAATCGCGCCAAGGCAAACGGTTACGCGCCGCAGCCGAAGGATGATTTCGCCGACGATGACATTCCATTCTGAGGTAATTATGACTGAGGTACTTTCCAGGAAGGAAATTCAGAAGATCATGGACGAAAGAGGAATCACCCATATCTCTGCAGATACGGTCCGCTGCCGCCTGGTACGCGGCCGTAGCCTGGAAGACGCGCTGATGTCGCCGGTGCTGTCAGCAAAAGAAGCTGGTCGCGTCGGTGGCAAGGCGTCATCCTGGCAGAAAGGATACAAATGATGGACCGTTTCGTTTGGTATCTGATGGGATTTTCTGGATTAGGTATGTGGCTTTTGGTCGCATACGCCATGTATGAGACTTTTTCACAAGGGACACCGTTATGAAAAAATCGTTTGCACAAAAGGCCCGCGAAGCAGGCGTAAAAGAAGGGACTGCTTATGCGCGTCGCGCAAAGGGATGGAGCGATGCCCAGGCACTAGGTAAAGCGCCACCACCAGGAAAGAAAAAGCCGGCAAAGAAGCCGGCTAATCCAAAAGTTTCTGGCGTTCCTGCCAGGAATTATGACGACCTGGTCAAGGACGATAACCGCAGCGGTGCTGCTGCAGCCATCATCCTGACACTGGCGATTCTGCTGGTGATCGGGTTATTTGTTCTGGAAGCCTAGTCTTCGATCAGGATTCCATTCAGGAAGATCGACAACTCGTTCGACCCGGAAGACGACTTCGCCTCCAGTGTGAAGTCTGTCTTTTCGGGAATCCTGAATGGGACTTGCATGTCAAACGACAGCTGCGATGTCACAAAGCTGCTCTCAAAAAATACAACCGTCGTGCCGCCGCTGGTCATTTTGGCGCGCGCAATCATGTATTTGTTCGAATTGATTGTGCCTGACGTAAAATCAACCTGAGTAACGTACAAAGAAACCCCAGCCTGCGTCGTGTACACCAATGCCTGGTGAACGCCAGTGCCTGCTTCGATATAGGCATAGGTCGTGCCGCCGTTGCTGATCGTGATATTTCCGACATTTGATCCAGACAGAATCCTGGCATCATTGATCCGGAAAAAATCGACATTGGTCGTTACTGCGCTTGTGCCAGTCAGTGTGATCGTGTCGTTGACCGGCGCATAGCTAACATCCAAGCCTTCGATATACAGCTGCATCGTATCTGATGCGCTGTCAGATACAGCGCTCATCGTTAGCGCGCTACCAGGGAATGAATACAGACCACCACCGTCGTTCATCACGGTCTCATAGCCTGTCTCGATCGTGCGGTTGAATCCAAACAAATTGATCGCATTCGAATCCGGGCGCACATTCCTGGCAATATCCAGGTAATCCGCTTTGCTGATTCGATAGCTGTTCTTGCTAGGGATCTTATTGAAGTATTGCACTGGCATACGTTACGCCTTTTTCTTTTTGGATTTTCGCGCAAGATCCATTGCAATAGCAATCGCTTGTTTCTGCGGACGGCCAGCTCGCATTTCAGTACGGATGTTCTCACTGATTGTTTTGCTGCTGAATCCTTTTTTTAATGGCATGGCGTGCTCCTAAACTAAGCCAATCAGAATTAAAAGAATGGCAATCGCCGCAATTAGAATATCCTGGGTCCACTCTGGTTTCATCGTTTTAATGGCTCCTTCCCCAGAATAATCCTAAAGAAGTTGACGACACCAAGGGCCATGTCCATCGGGGTTGGGATCGCCCAACCAGCCAATAGGATGACAATGCCCCAGAGCCACATAGGGACATCCTCATTGATGATCTGAGTGCCTTCCACCCGGTTGGCTTGATCGGCTACCTGAGCCTCTCCAGCGGCCTCTGTCTGGCTCCCAACCACCTGCTGAGTGTTTTCCTTGCCGACCTGAGCATTGGCATTTACAGATGGGCCATCGCCAAATGAGGGCAGTAGGGCAGACAGGGCGGAGCAGCCAGTCAGCAAGGGCAGAATCAGGAGGTAAGGCAGCAACCGTTTCATGTTTTATACCTCGGCATATAATCTGCTATAATTCGTCCTGCTGGTGCGGTAGCCCGCAGGGAAGTCATGACCCCGTAAGTGCCTGAGTAGCGTCAGGATCAGCATTGTCCCCGCCTTGGATAGTATCCTTGGCCCGAACCCCTGCTGGGCTTTTCCCGGTGGGGGTTTTTTGTGGAGCGTCCGTTAGCAACAAGTTCCTTTGTGGAGCGTAGATTGGGCTTTCACGCTCCCCAATCCTCAGCATCGCAAATGCCAGACATATGTAACTCATTGCACTTCAAGCAGTAGCCTAGATTCATTGCGTATAATCTGGCTTCTTGTGGGTTGGTCATCACTAGCTTTGTCAGCTCTTTCATCTGAGCTTCTAATTGCTCAGCTTTCTTGTGTTCACGAAGAAAGTCATCCGCCAGCCGATGGCTAATATCTGATGCTATTTCTTTCCAATCGCGTTCCATACATCACCTTTTTTGTGTAATAAAGCAAAGGCTTCTTGTGAAGCCTCGCGACCTGCCGACGAGTCGATCAGGTGTCGTTAATTGTACTGCTCCCTCCACCATCTCGGTGTGCAATGTATCGTTTTTATTTGATCCACTGGCGCATAACTGGCTCATAACTTTTGTAAGTTGCTGAATCATATACCTTTTTTCATTTGACGGTCATTTGATTCGGCTCATAACTTTAAGCTGTGACATCAGGTTTCTTGAACTGAATATCCCAGCCCTGTTTCTGCGGAGGGCAAGGAGTCGGCACAAAGTAGATGATGGGAGGGGGTGGCGGAGGTGAGTGTTGTGGCGGTTGTGGAGGCATAAAGAATTGCATCCACTGCCACGGCATCATCATTTGTCCGCCTTAGATCGCTGCATATCGCCGATCATGTCAAAGATTTGATCTAGCTTGTGTTCAACGCGACGGATGTCCTCTTTGTAGTCATCCCTGCGCACGAACCTGTCATTCAGATCGGTCTGGCATTCGTACATTTGCTTCTCGATACGGCGTAAGTCGGTGACTACGGTCCTAATGAACCAGCCACCAATGGACAGAAATACCGTCAGTATCATGTTCCAAAAAATAACCGGTTCCATTTTTAGCCCTTAATGTACTTCGTGATCTTCGCCGCCAAAGCGAATATTGATTGTGCCACTGGTGAATTCTCCAGACTTAACGCCAATGCGATACAAACGATCTTCTGGGTCAAATCCGACTTCTTCTGTCGGGCTGGTGAAAGTATCAACGTCATACCAGGTCGAGCCATCATAAGTGCGCTGGACCGTAACGGTTGCAACAAATGTTCCCTGGATTGACAGATTGAAATAGCCTTCATTTCTAGCCGGAGTCGTCCAGGTATCGTCAGCTGTAATGGTTGCTGTTGCTAATTCCATGTCTTACTCCACAATTACACCATATATTCAGATGGTTTAGATGCCATATATTCTGCATAAGCAGTTTGAGAAGCTGGCGTAAATGCAGCCTGAATAATCTTTAATACATCTAAATCAGGTTCAGCTAAAAAATTATCGCCAGGCGTAATCACTCGGCGATGGAATGATTTGCTAATTACATTTCCATCTTCCTTAATGATTGTTGCAGTTCTAACTTGGATTACAGGGTAGCCAGCGTCAGTCTGCACAACTTCAATTTGATCGTTTTTTGTTTCTTTAGTGATAGCCATTAATGTCTCCAATAAATTTATCAAACAAAATACAGGCCAGTTATTGATAAAAAGTTTTGATTTGCAGTTGCGCCAGTTGTTAAATCTGATACTTGAATATCAGAGTCCCCTGCTGTTCCGCCTGATCTGTAAGCAAGTCGAATAATACTCTCATTAGCATCTATTCTCGCTAAAGTCGGAGTGTTGCCAGACCATAACCGACTAGAGCCAATCGTTAAATTGCTATAAACGCTAGAGCTGGATGCAAAAGGCAACCCAGAAAGTCTTAATGTGCCAGATGCTCCAGTAGTATTCACATTGTCCGTTCTAACAAATACAGAAATGGTTACGATGTTTCCGATCTTTGTATATTTTGCATTCAATACATCCATTGTCATGGTTGTAAATGAACCAGATTGAGGAACAAAAACAGGAGTAAATGTGCCTTCTTCATAATCATCAAACAATTCGTTTGATGTAGTACCAGAGCCATTTCCTGTAGCTGAAAAATCAATGCCCGCACCAGAAGCAAATGCAATATTGCCTGTAGCAGAATCATAAGAACAGCCAGTAGTTGTGCCATCACTTTTATAAAAAGTAATATCGCCATCAGCATCAATAGCTATTCTTGCTTTAGCACTGGCGCTTGTATCCCCAGTCCTAAGATTCATTGTGCCATTACGGTTTATTACAAGAGCAGCACTTTCTTCGCTTGCGTCATATCTTGTTTCAGAACCATTGTTGTAATAAAAATTAGAACCAAGACATAACAAAACACCGTTAGCATCTTGATAAACAGATAATGCACCATCGGCAGAACCAGAAGGATTATTGATCCTAATTGGCGCACTGGAATTAACTGCATTTTCAATTTCTAGCTTTTTGCCAGTGACGGTTAAAAAAGAACCATCAGCAGCAGTTGATCCGCCAATAGTAGTGCCATCAATAGCACCGCCGTCAATGTTTACACTATTCGCATCTTGAGTAGCGATTGTCCCAATATCACCAGGTTGAACCGCTGAATCAGCCAATGAGCCTTGTGCGGCAGTCGCATAATCTGTAGATGCTGTGTAAGCAGCAGTGCCTAAATCAGCCGCTTGAATGGCAGAATCGGCTAATGAGCCTTGAGCTGCTGTAGCGTAATCTGTTGAGTCAGTAGTAGCGGCACTGCCTAAGCCTAGATTACTTCTAGCTGTAGTTGCATCAGACGCATTTGTTCCGCCATTAGCAATGGGTAATATGCCACTAACGCTATTGGTTAAATCTGTTGTTCCGCCTTCTACGCGCTGCCAAGCAGAGCCATCGTATAAAGCCCAGTCGCCTTGAGTCCAAATTGTAATGCCACCAAGATTAGTTGATCCGGCAGCAGAAACAATCCAGAACTGGCCTGTAGAAGGGGTGATTGCTGTCAAGTCTGGCGTATTAGTATTTGCATTCCATCCGCCCTGATAAGACAGACCAGTTAAAACACTTCCACCAACGCTAAATGTTCCATCAACAGATAGATTGCCCTCTACTTCTACATTATTAAATGTAGGATTTCTTCCAAATATACCGCCAGCGGCTTTGATGCTCATAATTTTTCCTTAGCAATCAGTAGCGCCAGAAAAACTCTCTGTTGTTTTCAGATAGAGATAAGATTGTTGGATGAAATTTCCACCATCCATATCTGGAGCAAATGTATATTCTTCGCTTTTATAAAGACGTTGTTTTGTCTGATCTTCATAAATGCCAACATTAGCAATGATATTTGATTTATCACCGGCTACAGATGTAACCACAACATAACAATCTTGCAGAGTGCTTGTTGTGCCAAAGTTATTGACCAAAGTCATTGTTTTTTGTAAAGCCATAATTTTTATCCTCAAATTGGGAAGAAGCCACTTACTGCGACCTCAGCAGAAGTATCAAGTGACACAGAACTATTGCCGCCACCACCATTTACATTCGTGAATATAATAGTTTTACTTGGCGTTCCGATTGTTGCTGTAAGTTGATTACTAAATGTCAAATTGTTTGACCAAACAGAACAAGGGATTTGTATTCCAAGATTAACAGGAGAATAAGGAATAGCTGTTAAATCAAATCGCATAGGGCCTGATCCTGTATGGGCAGTCCATCGGATGTCAGCAACAAAGTAAATTATGTTTCCGCGCTTATACCAACGACATATTTGTTTTGTGTAAGTACCTACACCAGTAACAGTAGAGCCATATACAGTAGGCGTAAATGCTCCAAATTGTTTATCTTCTACACCAGGTAAAATATCTGATATATATGCAGATAACGGATAACTTGGTAACGCATAATTGCCATCATCTTCCAATGTCTTAACTGGCAACATTGCATAATATTCAGATGTTGAACCATCTAAGATAAGACCACTGAGTGGTGCTGTTGTGGTTACGCCTGCGCCAAATATATCTTGTGTTGTACCACTATCGACAATCTTGATATTACCAGTGTAAGTGCCACCTGATACGTCACCAAGCTGGACATTGCCGTAGAAAATATTGTATTGAACAGTATTGTTTTTTGTTGTTGATGATACATCTCGACAATCAAATGCTCTAGCAGGAACATTAAAGACTAAGTTTTGAGCAACAAACGCACCTTCATGGCCATTATCAATATAAATACCGTGATTTAGATGATAACCATTTACGTTAAATACAACATTCTGCAATGCTCTGTAAGTGCTAACTTTACCAAGTCCATTGTGATAAATAGCACCAGAGTCGTTCATCATGTAACGCTCTGATTTTTTTCCTTCAGGCATACCGCAGTTATAAACAACATTGCGATAAATCTGATTTTCAATATCAGTGGTTTGATCAGACTGAGAGCTGATCGCTTGAGAAGTACCATTAAAGAATTTACAGTCTTTTACCCATGCGTCATCAGCAGCCAATAAAACTGCATTACCACCAGTAAAGTTATAGCCCCAATACTGAACTTCATTCTCAAGGATTCGAGTGCCTGTAACGGTTTCTGGATCAGTAGGATAGCCAGAAAGTATAGCAGTGTGGCCTATACGGTAGAATTTGGATTTCTGTAGAGTGAAATCATTTCCGTCTGAGAATACTGCACTGCCATCAATATCAATAAAGTTACAGTTTTCAATTGTACAGTCATTGCCTGTAACGATAACCATACTGCCAGCTTGTGTAGTTGTTCCAGTATAGTTGCCAAGCATAGAAGTTTTGGTTGGCATATGATAACCAAAAGAAACTCCAGAGAATGTATATTTATTTGCCGATATTGTTATCGGCTCATCAATCTCTACAACAGATGTATAAACTCTTGATCCAACATCAGGAAGCATCAAAGACGATCCTAAGTTGCACCAAGTATCTGAGGTTTTGGTAGAGTCAAGACCCTCAACCATATAAGGCGCATAGCCATTATTTACGCCAGCATCAAAGCCATTGTAATAATAAGTTGTTTGACCTACTGGGATAGTGTAATCAAGATCAGTGCCGCCACTTAAAGAAAGCGTGTAGTACAAAGAGCTTGACCATGACTGCATAACACGCAATCTTGCTTTACTTAAATTAGTAGCTCCACTTAATAACGCATAGCCATCAACATCAGGAACTATTGTTGCTGTTGTGCCAGAAAGCGATACTGCTTGCTGCGAATTTCTGCGCCAGTAACGATCATATTCAAAAGATGTTGTAGTAATGGGAACTCGATTCCATTGGTCTTCAACATCAAATAATGAATAAATATCTGCACCAGTTGGATTGGTTGCTGTATTGCCATCTCTAAAGAAGAATAAAGTTTCTGGCGTGATCATTGGAGATTCACCAGAGTTTGCCTTAATCGTTACAGTTGCAGTTGCTTGAGATGTGTCAAAGTCAATCGCTGTGCTAACTTCATGTCGGCCATCACGCAAAACAACAGTAATCGCTGTGTCAGCACCAATTCCAATTTTGGCATTCAAGGCAGCTCGCATAGCTGTCAATGTCTTGAATGGAGTAGTAGCAGAAGTACCATTATTTGAATCAAATCCTAAACAAGGATCGACATAAAAATCTGCTGCAATCGCAGTTGATCTATTTTTTGAAAGTGAAATATTAAACGGTACCTTCAATAGACCAAACGGAATTGAATCATTTTTAATGACACCTCGAACTTCACCTGAGCCAATAATTGTTGCCGATTCTGTATAAACACTACAATTTTTGACAATAACTTCAGATGAAATTAAATATGTACCATTAGGGAAATAAATATTTTTATTTTCTGCAGCGTTGAAAGCTAATTGAATTGCTGCCGTATCGTCTGCAATACCATTGCCAACCGCACCATAATCAGTAACAGAAATAATTTCTCTCAGTTTTGCCTGAACAGTTGTTGCAACAGCTCCAGTGCCAGCAGCAATATGAATTACTGATCCAGATGTTCCAGATGCGGAAGTTGCAAGCGTGTTTACTGCTGAAACAGTAGCATCCACTTGTGCGATAGTGCTATTACTTGTAGTTACATCGCCATTAGCAGCAAAACCAAGAAGTTTGTCTGCGCGAGTTGCTTTGTTCGGAATTGTCAAGTTTGCAGTTTCATCGAATTGATCTGCGCGCAGGGTTAATCCCAGATTGTACTCATTTTGCTGGACCATCATGGTCAGCTTGTCCAGGTCGTCGTTCAGATTCTCCGCCAGAAGATCTCCGTTTGCCTGGTAATCGGTCGTGCGCTGGACCGACATATCGCGATAAATTGTCACGATGTCGCCCGCGCTGAGGCCAGAAGTGAACGTTACAGTGCCGCCGCCTGTAGTGCCGGCACCGGAAACTGTGTAATTGGTAGTCAGTGTCTGCAGGATTGAGCCGACATAGACTTTCAGATCAGAATTCTGAAAGATCGGAAAATTGTAAGTAAATGCAGTCTGTCCAGCTATTGCTGTGTACTGCAGGCGCGGCGTCAGATCGCCAACGGTAAGAGTAGCCATCTATCGACCCCCGGTTGCTGCTTCAATACTTGGGCCGCGACGCGGTGTCTTTTCACCAGGTCGCCACCAGAATTTTTGTCCGTAGTCTTTTCTGC